AAATTACTTTCTACAATTCAAAAGCAGTCGAGGTATCCACTCCGACCATCAAAAATGCAAGCCACATAGAAAACTCTTTCGCAGATGGCACCATGGAAAGATGGTGTACGGCCTGCCCTCATTGCGGAGAATACCACAACATTATCTTTTCGGATATTCGTTATGAGTACGAAGAACATATTGTCGGTGGCAAAAAATCTTACACCGTACTTGAAATTTGGTATGTCTGTCCGGGCTGCGGGGCGATTTCGACAGAGCAAGAAATGAGGGCTCAGCCTTCGAAGTGGATTGCCGAACATCCGGATGCATACGAAAACAGCGGATGTCGTTCATTTTGGCTAAATGCTTTTTGCAGCCCGTGGGCTTCCTGGGAATCCACTATCCTTGAATATCTTAAAGCTATCGGAAACACAAAGAAATTGCAGGTAGTTTATAACACTCGCTTCGGCGAGCTGTGGGAAGACCGAGGCGACATTGAGGATGAGGATAGCCTGATGGCAAGGCGAGAAGAATATGAGGCCGAGCTTCCGGAAGGCGTTTTAGTTTTAACATGCGGCGTAGATACTCAAGATGACCGCTTGGAGTTTGAAGTTGTAGGACACGGCCACTTCGGAGAAAGTTGGGGCATCCGTCAGGGAGTCATCATGGGAAGGCCGGACACTCCGCAAGTATGGGCTCAGCTTGACGATATTATCGACAAGGCCTATTACTTCAAAAGTGGAGTCGGCCTAAAAATCTCCATGACTTTTGTCGATGAAGGCGGCCACTTTACGCAAGATGTCCGGATGCAGTGTATGCATAGGCTTTCAAAAAAAATGTTTGCTATCAAAGGCCGTGGCGGAGACGGCATCCCTTACACTTCTCCGCCGAAGAAACAGAAAGTCATCATCAAGGGGAAAAATCTCGGCACATGTTGGCAATATCAGCTTGGCGTGGATGCCGGAAAGCAGCTGATAATGGACAGCTTAAAAGTTCAGACTCCCGGCTCGAAATATTGTCACTTCCCAAAGCGTGACGATTATGGGCCAGGATTCTTTCAAAAACTGCTTTCAGAACGACTTGTATATAAGCCCGAAAGGCGTAATCCCTGGGTGTGGGAAAAGATACCCGGGCATGAGCGTAATGAGGCCTTGGACTGTCGAAACTACGCACTAGCAGCATTCAAGGCTTTACCGGTAGACCTTGACGCTATCGACAATAGGCTTAAACTTGCAAAAAGCAAGAAGGCAGGAGCTACTGTGCCTTCGCAGGCACCTAAGAAGAAAAAGGTGACCAGGCGAAGTAAAAACAAAGGTCTGGAAAAATATTATGACGATTGGTAAAGGAGAGTGAAGACGATGGCAGATAGAACTGAAATGCAGGAACGGTTAGAGTTTTGGAAGGCTGCCCTGCAAAAAATGAGATCGGCATACCTGGCATTAGTTGAAGGTGGAGTGAAAAGCTACACAATAGACGATCGGTCTCTCACCCGCTTCGACCTTCCGGATCTTCTTGAAGAAATTAAGGAGGCCGAGCGAAAGGTTGATGAACTTTCGGCACTACTTTCGGGCAGAAAGTCAAGAAAGGCTTTCTCCATAGTGCCTCGTAATTGGTAAGGGCATCCGTCCGTAAGGATTATGCTATATGGAGAGCTTGGCAGAGTTAGCTCCTTTCACTGCCGAGCCTTCATTATTTTTAAGAAGGAGGGCGATATATTGAAAACAAGGCAACGCAAAATTGCTGCTTATGCGAAAGGATACAGCGAAGCCGGTGCAAGTCTGACAAGGCGAGCTCTTAAAGGGTTTATTCCAAGTAGCGGATCTGCTAAAGAGGATATCGACCGGAATAATTATACTTTAAGACAAAGAGGGCGAATGCTATACATGGCATCCCCTGTAGCGACATCAGCGATAAATACCAACCGAACAAAAGTTGTTGGCGTTGGCCTTGCACTAAAAAGCTCTATCAAAAGAGAAATTCTTGGCCTCAGTCCGGAAGCGGTTAAGGCATGGCAGCAAAAAACAGAGGCCGAGTTTAATATGTGGGCAAGCAAAAAGCAAAACTGTGATGCGCTCGGCATAAACAATTTTGAGGGATTGCAGCAGCTTGCCTTAAAGGCTTGGCTCATGAGCGGCGATGTTTTCGCATTGATAAAAAGATACGAAAAAACATCAGACGCTCCATATTCTCTTAGAATTCACTTAATAGAGGCTGACCGTGTATCGACACCGAACACAAGCCCCTACTCCCTTTCCCCTCTTGGATTTGTAGGTGAAGATGAGGAATCGAAAAACAAAATATATGATGGAGTTGAGGTCGATAAAAACGGAAAGATTGTAGCCTATCATATCCGGAATACTTATCCCGGCGAACTAAGTATGGAAAAAACCGAGTGGGTGCGTGTTGAGGCTTATGGAAAGAAAACCGGCATGCCTAACATTCTTCAAATTATGGAGAGTGAGCGTCCGGAGCAATACCGAGGAATAACCTACTTGGCACAAGTAATCGAGCCGCTATTGCAGCTTCGAAGATATACGGAAAGCGAATTAATGGCTGCGCTGATACAGTCATTTTTTACTGCCTGGATAAAGACAAAGACAGACCCTGCTGAAATTCCCATGAATGAAACCGGCGCAGGAGACATTGTGGGCATTCCCGGAGAGGAGCCAGAGAATATTTCTTATAGCGAGAATGAATACGAAATGGGTCCGGGCACAGTAACTCATCTTGAGGAGGGCGAAGACATTGTTTTCGGGAGTCCGAATATACCGACCGCAGGCTTTGAAAGTTTCGTTAAGACGATTTCTCGGTTGGTTGGATCTGCATTAGAGATTCCATATGAGGTTTTACTTAAAGAATTTAATTCCTCCTATTCGGCGAGCCGTGCAGCCTTGCTCGAAGCATGGGAAGCTTTTAAGATGCGTCGCCAATGGTTTGTGGATGATTTTTGTCAGCCGGTGTACGAACTATGGCTAGCTGAAGCTGTCGCCCTGGGAAGAGTCAAGGCTCCCGGCTTCTTTGATGATCCTATGATAAGAGCTGCATGGAGTGAAGCTCGGTGGATAGGCCCGGTTCAAGGACAGATAGACCCAACAAGAGAAGCTAAGGCTGCCATCATGCTTGTTGACCGAGGATTTAAAACTCATGAACAGGTTACCCGTGAAATTGGCGGCGGCGATTGGGAGAATAATGCCGAGCAGCTGCAAAGAGAAAACGAGCTGCTGCGCTCTGCCGGAGGCGGTAACTACCTGACAAATCTGAATGATAATGAAAACGAAGGAGGAGAAGATGAGTAAAAACCTTGCTGACCTATTAGGCCGGCGAAATCGAAATCCGGCTGTGAACATTGAGCGTGAGTGCTACACAATGGCCACGGTCGATGGCGACGAAGCCGAAATCGTTATGTACGGAGAAATCGTCGAGGAACGCCCCAAAAAGAGCTGGTGGTCGGACGAGGACGCTGAGGGGAATTATATAATCCTGAGTGAATTTCTTGATGACCTGAAGGAGATCTCCGGAGTAAAGAAACTTACTATTCGCTTAAACAGTCTGGGCGGGGACGCTTACGCTGCTATTCCTATCCATAATAGGCTGAGAGAACTCAAGGCAGAAAAAACTGTAATTGTCGATGGAGTGGCAATGTCCGGAGGCTCCCTGATAATGTGTGCCGCTGACACCGTTAAGGTTAATGCCTCAAGTCTCATTATGGTTCATAAGTGCTGGAGCTTCATTTGGGGCGGCTTTAATGCGGACGAATTAAGGCAGATTGCGACATCCAACGACGCCGTAGACAAGGCACAAGTAGCTATTTACAAGAGAAAAACCGGAATTAGCGAAGAGGACATTCTTTCCATGATGTCCGATGAAACCTATATGACAGGCTTAGAAGCTGTGGAAAAAGGATTCGCTGATGAGCTTATAGAAGGCGAAGCTCCTGCCATAGCTGCTAGCGCAGATCTGCGTACACTTTATGTTAACGGGCGTAGAATGCGCCTTACAAACCCGCTTTCCAATTTACCGGAAAGCATATCAACGGTCATACCCGAAGAGGTTAAGACAAATAAAAAGTCGGCAGAGCCCGGCGATGAAGAAGGAGGTAAAACTATGGCAAAAAATTTAGAAGAGCTC